TCATTTTGATTAGCCCCTCTTATAACCACCTTGTCTCCGTTAGCTAACCCGTGTCCTGTATGTGTAACAGTAGCTGTTGTAGTTACTCTTGTTATTGTAACACTATCATTTGCTGGTAAAGTTCCACTTATAGCAGTTGCTTCAACAAAAACTCTAGCTCCTGATACAGGTGTACCATCTGCTTCTGCAGCAGTTACAGTAATTTTTACTGCTCCTGCAACAATATTAACTGCACCAGTAAAACTAGCTCCTTTTCTTACAGACGGAACGGTTGCTCCTGACTCTACATTTATTGTATATGTAGCAGATGAAGCAAAATTCAAATATATAGCTTCATTACCAGTTGAACCAGTTGTTACGTCATTTCCTGATGTTCCAGTTACATATCCACTTAAAGTATTATCCCAACTCATTGAGCCTGTACCAACTGCATTAATTTCTACTGCATGATTAGAACCATCAGATGTAAACTGATTTAATGTAATATTAGTCATATCATTAGTACCAGCCAGTAGTGATGTAGCAGTAGTTGAATTATTAAAATTACTACCTGTTATTTCAGCACTTCCAGCATTCACTTGTCCACAACTATTAAAGTTACAGGATGTTAATGTAGAGTTAGATAAAAATGAAAATGTTCCCAAATCATTAAAGCTACAGCCAATAAGGTTCACTGTAGCATTATCTATTACTTCAAAATCTCCAAGAGCAACTGTTGTTGTAGCTGTAGAAATGAATGTAATGTTATTTAATGTAACACTACTTGAAGCATTTCTAATTTCCACTTTATTAAAAGCAGAGTATGTGTGAGGACAGTCATCTATAATAATTGTCTCATTACTATCACTAAACGTAACAGATGATGCAGTAGTTCCTAAAGATAATAATCCTTTCCAAAGATAACTACCACCTGCCTGTTGAAATAACCCAAGTACATGTCTACCTGTGTCAATTGATGTTGATGAAGTTCCTGGTGGTGTTCCACCAGCATTGTAGTCATTATATAAAGCAAGTTCACTAAAAGAACCACCAGTACTTGTAATACTAATTATACCTCTACCATATCTAATAGCATCCAGTGCTACAGGGTCTCCTTTTGATACTTGATTAAGAGTATATGGTATATTACCAAAATACCTATATGTTCCACCGTTACCACCCCCTGATGTACCACTTTCTGTAGCTGTAGGGTCTATAGCAAAATTAAACCAACCGCCATATTTATGTGAAGCATAATCAGAGCCACCAACTCTAAACCAATCATATGCAGACAAAGTAGAACCAATTCCAAATCTCCAACCACTATTAGCGTACAGTTCTAAGTTTGTTCCAGCAAAATAGAATAACCAAGCAAATACAACTTCATCTGTTGCAAATGTAACTCCAGTACCATTATCAAAAACAAGTGATATTGTAAGTCCTACACCTTTATTACCAGTATTCTGTGAGAAACAGTCAGTGCCTTGAATAAACTGTTCACCTGATTGAGCAGGGGAACCCCCACTAGCTAAATCTGTAAATTCTCCAAGAGTGCCAGATTCTGCAGTTGTTATGGTTGTTAAATCTGTACTATATGTTGCCAATTTTTATTTCTTTTAAATATTCTAAATAAATCTCTTCTTTATTATGCCCTTCTGCAAGTGCTATAAAAGGCTTTGTTTTTTCTTTAAATAATATTACAGAATACCCTTGTTCTCTAAATACAGCTATTTGGGTTTTTGCAACATCAGTATAATCTACTCCTGGAACTAAAACACCAGCAAATATATTATTATTAATTTTAAAAAACATTACACCACATTTATCAGGTCTCTGTTCAATATCTTTTCCACCCTGTAAATAAGCACATTCAAAATCTTTACAAACTTTTGGTCTCTCATCATATATACCACATCCTTTTTTTAGAATACAGTGATTACAAGTCTCAAAAGCTTTTTTATCTAATTCTTCTACTACACTTAATGTACAACATACAGTGCATTCACCACATTTATTTACTCCCATATTAAATAAATTAAAAAAGGGGGAGGATTAACTCCCCCTATATATTAAAAGTCAGCAATACGACCTACAGTAGATGAACCACCACCAGAACCTACTAAAGCAGTAGTTTCAAATGTTTTGATTTCAAATCCTATATTTGCATTTCTAACCCTTGTAAACAAGGTTCTATCTGTATTATATACGTAAGTTGCAGAAACAGATGTTCCACCTGCTAATCCGTCAATGTAAGTAACAAATGCATTATTACCAGCAGTTACAGAGTTACTTCCTGAGAAGTCTGTAGATGGTAATGTAAATGTACTACCTGTAAAAGAACTATAAGTAATTCTTCTATAAGCTCCAGTATCTAATTCTATCCTTAATGTTCCACTAGATGGAATATCGGTAGGAATAGATGTTGTCATAACTATAGAAGTAATACCTGCTGTACTATAAGTAGCATTAGTTGCTAATTGAGTGAAATCAAAGTCACCACCACTGTTATTAGCACTGATAACATAATCTGTAGAGATTGTATTATTTACAGTGTAAGTAACATTGTTAGGAGGAGTTCTTGTAGTACCAGTTAAATCAATTGGTCTATCATTTTGACCTAAATCATCAGTTTCAATACCAGAACCAAACGCTCCAAGGATTGCAGCACCAGTAGAACTACCTATAAATGGAAGCTGAACTGTTTCACTAGATACAGTTACATTTACAAGAGCAGTTGCTCCAGAAGTAATACCTTCAATAGATTGGTCATTAGCAGGAGCAACTCCAGCTAATAATTGAATCCAACATTCAGTACCAGCAGTTACAGAATCAATAGCCAATAGTTGACCCCAACCTGTAATAGTTTCTGCAGTACCTGTTCCAACTCCTACACCTGTAGCAGTAAAGATTGTTCCTACGGCAGAATCTGCTGCACCAATTAATGTATAATCAGTTGTTCCAGCAGTAACAATACGATAAGTATTGCCTACTACAAAAGCACCTGCTGTAATATCTACGGCTGTACCCCAAGTTACTCTTTCTGGTTCTGTAAAAGTTCCAGCAGGAGTATCAATAACTACAGAGTGAGTAACACCCCTAAAGATATCACCTTGTAAACCATAAATTACTTGGTCTAAATCTCTAGTATCAGCACCTCCACCAATATCACCAACTCTTGTTTGAATCCATTTAGCTCTTTCAAAGAAATCATTCTTAGATTGAGAACCAACATTCCATTCAGAATAGAATGGATAATTTACACCACCAATAGATATAAGGTTATATCCTTCTGTTACATTTGTAATAGTATCCCAAGTTGCAATAGTTGCATCACTAGTTTGGTTGTTGTTGTCTTGGTTAGCTGTAAGAGCTAATACGTTATTACCACGGTTAGTACCACCTCCAATAAAGAACTCTGTATAAGTAGTTCCTAATTCTCTTTGTGTTCCTAAAAGACGTCTACCATCTATATCAACTCCATTTGCTCTTACTTTAATCATAAAGCGATGAGTAGTTGAAGAAGCTGCATCAGAAGTAGCTGCTTTGTTATTTGTGTAATTCCAGAAGTCATCGTCAATTCTAACTCCATTTTGAATTACTTGAATAACAGAAGCGTTACCAAATACTTGGATACCATCATAGATAGTATCTCCACTATCTTGGGTGATAGAACCATCATAAATGAATTGAGATGATGCGTCATCTATATTACATCCATTTTGTAATGTAATGTTCGTATCAACACCACCACGGTCGGAGGGTGTTTGGTCTATAATTGATAATGCATCATCAGGTGCAGTATCAAATTCATTGTCTGCAAAGTCCTGTAAGGCTCTATGCAGCTCAATAGTTCGAGTGTATGTAGCAGCACCAGTGTGGTCAGCCCCGATGTATCTCACATCAAGTGCAGCCCCATTTCTAGTAATACTCCAATCTCCGGGTACAAAAGCCATAGTTTTTTAATTTTAAGTTGTTTATATATATGTTAAGTTTAATCTATTTGTCCAATCTGTTTCAAGATTAGTTACCCCCTGAGCAAAAGCCTCTATTCCGTCTAAATATCTTTTTATAACTGGAGTGCCGTTAAGTAAATATCCAGTATAAAGATAATTGTCAGGATCATTTATGTCAGACCTATAAGAAGTCATTGTGTTTCCTTCAATATATCCTGAATCATTTGTCAATGCTGATACATTATCAGAAGGCTGTAAATATATTTCGTCATTAAATAATTCAGAAATATTATCTCCAGGTTGTAATGACGTATTTGCTAATAATCCTTGTGCTGCACTAGCATAATCTAATTCATTAAAATCAGCAATATCTGATTTTACATGATTATGACTAACATCAGATTTTAATAACAAAGCAGCAACTGTCGCGTCACTTATTGGTTTATCTAAATCAGCAGTGTTATCTACATTTGATAATCCAACATCTGTTTTATCAACTTGATGAGGATTATTTAAATCTGCAATATGTTCTGTTACAAGTTGCAAAGCTTCATCAACTGGAGCCTCTATAGATGTCCATACACCATTCTGATAAATATACCATCCAGCAGGATAATATGTTCCTCCTAATGATCCTGGAAGCCATTTAATTCCTGTGCTATTAACAACAAATGCTATTGTATCAGGATCAGACGGTGTAGGTAAATCAGCATAAGTATCATAAGTAACTATATCACCTCCACCACCAGTTGCTGTGCCACTTACTAATCTTGGCTCTCTATTTATGTCATATACATAGATTCTTCTAGTATCAACTGCAATAAAAATTGTTCCAGGAGTTGCATAAGGTAACTTAGCTGAGTCCAGACCAAAAAATTGATTTTGAGTTTGTCTCATTTTGCTATGTTATTTAGTAGCCGTCGATTTATTAGCTTGTTTGTTTCTTATATCTAATTCTCTATCTTTTCTAGTCATTACATCTTTATGTTTTGACATATCATTTGATAAAGCTTCTTTTTTTATACCTAATTCTTTTTCAAACTTTTCGAAATCAGCATCATCAGTTTCAACACCTCTATCAGTATTTTCTTGCTGAAGTCTTTTAGTTTCTTCCTGAAGTTCTGCAATATATCTCTTAGTTTCATCTTCTCTAGTAAACTTCTTTAAATCAAGATTTTGTTGTATCTGCTCACTTAAAGCTTGCTGTTTAGCTTGAGCTTCAATTTGTTTATTTTGATCCTCAGCAGCTTTAGCTTGAGATTCTTTCATTTGTTGCTCATCCTTCTCAATCAATCTCTGTATTTCTCTAACAGATGGAGAATTGTAAATTTTAATTGCAGTAGAGAAAGATAACATTTGGTTTTGTAATCCCATTTGTACCATTCCATCTAATTTTTGTTGCAATTGATTTATTTCATCATCATTAGATACTTGTAACCCATATTCTTCTTCAGCAAACTGATCCCCATCTATTTCTGCAATTTGACGAGTCATATCGTCAGCAATATAAGAGAATTTAACTGTTCTGCCCTTAAGTGCTATTTTAGCAGTCTCAATAAGCATTTGGAAACATCTTTTCTTACAATAATCATGTAATGTAAATAATTCCTCAGTAATATGGTTAGATTGAGACACAGCTCTTTCGACACCACCGACAGTCTCCCTATTCTCGACTTGCCCTAGACGTTGCCTTGAAACACCTGTAATCTCGTCCATTTGTGCTTTGGCAAATTCCATCATTTCAATATGAGTCTGAATGAAATCACCAACTCTTTGTTCTAATACTCTTCCAGTTGTATTACCAACTGATCCAGCTAATTTTCCTTTAGCCATTCCTTTTTGACCCTCTTTGAAACTATCAACTACAGAGATTCCAGATTTACGTGCAAAGTATAACCACTTAGTTACTGACCAACCGGTTGGAACTTTTGCTAAATCTAATTCAACAATCGAACCTAAGTATTTGCTTAAAGCTTCATTTACTCTGTACCATGAAATATCATAAAGATATTGGAATGGTTTTGCTCTGTCAACCATTGTGACAGATTCTTCATCACCTGAATTATATACTTGACCAACAATTCCACATGAATTGAAACTTGGTTGATCTAATTTATTATATTGAATTTCTTTTGGCTTAATTTGTAAGTAAGTGTCTTCACCTATTTTAACACCTTTCCACCATTGAGGAACCCATATTACTCTTGATGTTTCACCCATTGCCTTATTAACAATGTAATCTTCAGATCTAAATTTAGTTTGCTTCTTACCTAAATCATCATAGTACTCAACCTTAAGTACTTTCTTCATACTTCTCCAAAACATTCTTAAGACTCTTACGTTTCCATATGAATCAGTATAAGTGTTTTTGCCTTGAGTACCCTTCGCATCATATATACCAGTAGATTCTATATAAGAATCCATTGCTTCTCTATTCAATAATCTTAAACCTTCTACATCATCAACAGCTTCAGTAACACCATCTAAATTAGTTGTTCCGCTATTCCACTTTCCTTCGTCTAATTTTTTAACCTCAAGCTCTGAAAGATCATTATAGTAAGTATCTTGTATTTTTCCTGGACTCCAGAAATCATCTAATACTATTACATCAGAGTCTTCAATTTTATTTGAGAAACCACCTCGCAATGTATGTACTTTAAGTGGATTTAATCTTTCAAATACAACTTCTCCATTAATAATATCAAACATGTATATCTCCTCTCCCATTATCAAGGAGTCTTTAAAACCTTGTTGGAATTGTATTTTCATGTCTAATTTATTGATGTAATGACGCATCAAAAGATTAGCTCTTTTTTCTCTTATATCTTGGTAATCAAAATTAATATAATCACCGTATTTTATTAATTCTTTTTCTAGCTCATCATCAGAAACATCTGACTGAAGCATTTCCATCAATTTGGCATCAACAAGTTTTTTCTTGTCTTCTTTTATTTTAGATATGGTGTCAGGATTAATTATCTGTACTGACCAGTCAAATTTTCTTCTCTTTTCTTCACCAACTAATACATTCACTCTTGGAGTGATTATAGGATAATGTTGTATAGCGTCTGGTACAAAGAATTTTTCTAATCCACCTGGATTAAGAATTAACTTCATATCACGAACATCTACCTTACCATTATATAGATTAAGGTTTATAATCTTATTCTTTAACTTCCTACGAACAGCACTATTACTTAAGTAACTATTACTATCAGCCCAATCTAAATGGTCTTTACGCCATTGCTTACCCTTGCTTTTATACGAAAGCTTTTGACTAGGAAAATTTCTTACTTCTGACATATCTTAATTATATTATGTAAATTTACGCAATATACTATTTATTTTACTTCGCCTATTATAGCTAAATCATTCCAAATCCATTATTAGCATCACCGCCCATTTTAGCAACAGCCTTTTGCCAATTAGAATCTAAGAACTCATCATCATGAAAAAATGTGTTAACATTCTCATTTTTATTATCTTCATATTTATCAATCATCTTAGCTCTATCTTCTCTAAGAATCATTACCATATCCATTGCTGAAACCCTATCTGTATTTATATCAGGATTCCAAGCAATACACTCTTTTATATAACCAATACTTCTAATCCTTCTAAGATTAGGAATACTCATAGTTATTGTTTCACTTGTTTCTTCATCATATCTCTCCTCTTCGTAAGGAGTCAACATCCATTGTCTTTGTAATGTTTTACCAAGTTTAATGACCTCTTGAGTTGTTCTAGTACCTTTTGACCTATTACCATATAAAGTGCTTTTAACAATCTCCATATCACGTAATATATCTGGACTGTCAGCAAGTAAATACAAGGCATTATGATTGGAGAAGTATGAGAACAAGCCCTTGAGGTTATTTTCATAATTCCCTTGTGCATTATAAAATGTTAACAACCTCAGACAAGTTTCATAAAACTCATCAGCCATCATTGGTCGTCCAGTATACTCAGCAACAATTTTGTCAGTCCATAAATCAAACACAATAATAGAAGCCAAGGAGCCACCAAGAGTATAATCGTTATCAACAGGATCAATACCAGCAATGTATCTATTTTGAAAAACTTTTCCATCTCTATCTTTATTAGGCATTTCGAATATTTCGATTGCACCATCTGAACTAGCATTTCCTCTTACTTTAAAAGGAAAATCTCTAATTGGTTTTTTTCTATCATCATTTAACCATTTTGTAAATCCTTTCTCATCATAAGTTAAACTACCTACCCAGTGAGAATCTACAAATGTATTAAGTTCAGGAGCAATGTCCTCAAGATAATCTCGTAAATCAGAAACTGGAAATGCAGATCCTTCTTTACGCATAATAGCTTCTTGTGGAGTTATTGGCTCTTCAGCTTTAGTCTGAACAATTGTGTTAATGTCTGAAGATCCGTATTTAATTTTACTTCTCTTTTTATTAATACCAATTAATGCACCAATAACATCGCTATTTCCGTTGTTATCCATCTTACCGTCATAGTTAAGATATGTCCCGAAAAAGAATGCACATTGTCCTTTACCGTTTGTATTTCTATCAAACACATTTGGCATTGAGTGAATATTGTAACCTGCAGAATTATAAAATATTTCTTCTAAACCTTCGAATGCTCCACCTTCTACACCACCAGTACCACCTGCCATCATAAATCCAAATGCATATCCTGCTGAAGTTTCAACCGATGGTTGTGCAATCTTCCAAGCTGTAAGAAAATCAACAAACTTTCCTGCTTCTTCCCACAATACTAAAGCACCCCTTTTACCCCTTGCTTTCTGTGCATCATTTTTCAATGTAACACCCATAACTTCATTTAGTACACCTACTTCAGTTCCTCTAATATTATCTTTACGACCCATTCTCCAGTGCATATCATTCAATGAGTCTTTAAGTGATCTGATACGCGGCCACGGAGTATGAGTAGCACACCAATCTATATTATTTACAAATTTATTTAAAACACCATCTTTTGTAAGATATTCCTTTTCATTTGCTATTGCGAATGACTTAACTTTTTCTCTAGCTTTCATTGAATCCCCAAGAATAAAATTTCTTGACAACATGCTTGATGCTTTAACTGAATACCCACAACCCCTTCTTTTTAAGTTGGCCCCATGCATACCTAATGCTCTACATTGCTCTACATAATGAAAAAACCAATAATCAGCATCCCAAACAAAAGGAAAACCTTCTAGCCTGTCAGATTGTTTTGTTCCCTGTATAATTTCAGACCTAAGTACTGGACAATAATTTAATTGAAAATAAAATGTACCAGGTATCCATTCACCATCACTTTGTCTGACATATCCTTCCCTAGATCGCCTAGCTTCTTCTGCCCAGAATTTATAATAATCTGAATTTGGATTTTTATTTGGAAATAATTTTGTATAACAACCGTGTTTTTCAAAATGAATTGCTGCAGGCCTGAAATAATCCATATCTTCTAAAATATGTGGATTAGTTAAATCTACAGCTATTTTACCATTAGAATCCTTAACTCTAGTATGTATATCTGGATCATCAGAAGTTAATGGCAACAGTGGGTTTTCCCATCTGTCTAAATCTTTAGCA